AAAGCCCTCACCGCTCCTGCCGCGCTAAGACGCGTCAGAGTTGGCGATGAGATCGTTGACCCCTTAGAGAAAGGTTTGAGAAAATGCGGAGTGCAGCCGAAGCCAATTCCTCAACACTTGATTGAAGCTGCATGTGAACATTTTTCTTCCAAGCTATACCAGAACATAGACCCGAAACACAGACGTGTGTTGACTCACGAAGAATCCATTTCAGGCATCCCTGACGATCCCTACGCAGAGCCTATCAATAGACGATCCTCTCCAGGATATCCATGGATAGACAAAGCGGAAGGAAAGCTCGGGAAGACAAAGTGGCTCGGAAGTGATGATGAATATATTTATGATCACCCTGAACTACTTGAAGCCTTGGAGTTGCGGGAACGCAACGCCAGAAATGGAATTCGTACGTCAACACTATGGATGGATACACTCAAGGATGAACGCCGACCGATCGATAAAGTTGAAATTGGGAAAACTCGAACTTTCTCTAATGGTGATATGAGTTATTGTATATGTTTCAGGAAATTCTTTCTTGGATTCAATGCTCATATCATGAAGGAGAAAATTGATAATGAAATTGCTGTAGGCATTAATGTTTATTCGTCCGAATGGTCAAGGCTTGGACGCTACTTAAAGCGTCAAGGTCGACATGTCATTGCGGGCGATTTCTCAAACTTTGATGGAACCCTTAATGCTCAAATCTTGCATAAGATTTGTGACATAGTTAATGATTGGTATGACGATGGAGAAGAAAATGCACGAATCCGCAAAGTGTTGTGGGAAGAGATCGTTTCTTCCCACCACGTCTTTGAGGATAATGTGTATTCTTGGACTCATTCTCAGCCGTCAGGTAACCCAGCAACGGTTATTATCAATTCTCTTTACAATTCTATTTCCATGCGCATTGTGTGGCAGCTAATTATGGCTGGCACAAAATACGCTGCTCTATCGAACTTTACCAAATATGTGAATATGATTTCTTTTGGTGACGACAATGTGTTGAATATCAATGACGCCGTCATTGATCACTTCAACCAATTGACCATCGCAGAAGGCTACGCTCAAATTGGAATGACGTATACTGATGAGGAGAAGACTGGAGAGATGGTGAAGAGTAGAACCCTTGAAGACGTGAAGTTCTTGAAAAGATCTTTTCGGTTGGAAAATGGGATATACCTAGCACCATTGGAGTTGGACGTAGTGATGGAAATGTGCCTGTGGGTCAAAACGGACATTAATACTGTGGATAACACGATAACTAACGTTGAGACCGCTATGCGCGAACTTTCACTGCATCCAAAAGAGGTTTTCGCTAAGTGTAAGGCTGATTTACTTCAGGCTTGCAGGAAGTGTTTACCTCGACAACCCGAGACGCTGACCTACGAAGATCATCGTCTCCAGGAATATGATTCCTATTATTAAAACTGAGGCTTAGGGCATAGTAGTGATGGTTGTAACAATTACTATGCAGCAAATCCCGGACCTCAGTAAGTCAATAGACCTAGTCTTCCTTGACTTAGTGGAGAGCTATTTAGCTCTATTAATAGGTGTTTGCCACTTTAAATATAGGATACCTATTCAACCCGCCTACCATTGGATTAAGTTGCCCACTGGTTTCTGGCGTTAAACAATCGACTTGCTAACACAAAAATTATACCTTTCCCCTCTGACCTGATCATTAGTAAGACGACCATGCTTTCTCTAAAGGATATGATTAAAGGACTGCGACCAAATGATCGGTTGACTCTGAATAGATTGCGAGAATTCTGCAAATTCTATAACGAGACAACTATCACACACGACAGAGATGATGCGCATTTCAGTGACTTCAAGGTGAGATGCCGAGGAACAGATTTCATGCTTCGGTTGACGAAAGAGGATGGCCATATTACCAATATGTGCTTAATGGAATATCCAAATTGCGATATTTTCCATCACTCTTTTGTTTCCCAAGCAGGTGATAATAGCAACAG